AGAATAGTCAAGGATGCAAAAGGTAGTATCACTCAACACATTTATCCATACTTCAATGGTAATGAGATAGCAATAACTAAGACAAGGTTTGTAGCTGATAAGAATTTTATGACCAAAGGTACATTTGAAGGTACTGGGTTATTTGGAGAACAACTGTATCGCAATACCGGTGGAAAGTATTTAACAATAACCGAAGGTGAATGTGATGCGATGGCAGTTGATGAATTGTTTCAAGGTAAGTGGGCAGTAGTCTCATTGAAACGTGGAGCATCAGGTGCAGTAAAAGATATCCGAGAAAGCATAGAGTTTGTTGAATCATTTGAAAACATAGTTCTGTGTTTTGATAATGACAAAGCAGGGCGAGAAGCAGCTCGACAGGTAGCTAGAATATTAAAACCCGGGAAGGTAAGAATCATGTCTTTCCCTAATGGTTATAAAGATGCTAACGATATGCTCAGTCAAAAACAATTTCAAGGATTTACTAAAGCATGGTGGGAAGCTAAAACATATACTCCATCTGGAATCATGGAGTTGTCCAGTCAAAAAGATAACTGGTTAAACAGAGAAGTAAAAGAAAGTATTGCCTACCCTTGGGAAGGTTTAAACAAAAAACTATATGGATTAAGACAAGGAGAATTAGTAACTTTAACCGGTGGTACGGGTCTTGGTAAGTCTTCTGTGACTAGAGAGCTAGAGCATTGGCTTATCAAGACAACCAAAGATAACGTAGGTATTATTGCCCTCGAAGAGAACTGGTTACGTACTGCTGACGGACTAATATCTATTGAAGCAAATGATAGATTATATTTAAATGAGAAACGAGAAAGCTATACTGAAGAAGATTTAAATGCCTTATTTGATAAGGTCATTGAAAAAGATAGAGTATTTATTCATTCACACCTCGGTGCTACGGACATTGATGAGATATTTGCAAAGCTTCGCTACATGATTGTAGGTTGCGAGTGTAAATGGGTCGTGGTTGACCACTTACACATGCTTGTTAATGTCCTAACCGAAGGTGATGAAAGACGTGGAATAGATACACTGATGAACCGACTTCGTAGCCTTGTTGAAGAAACGAATGTAGGACTCATATTAGTATCCCATTTAAGACGTGCTACAGGCGACAGGGGGCACGAAAAAGGTGTGACTGTCTCCCTGAGTCATCTTAAAGGTTCGCAGGGCATAGCACAGCTCTCTGACTGCGTAATAGCATTAGAAAGAAATCAACAGGCAACTGACCCGGCAGAGGCTAACACGACTAAGGTAAGAGTATTAAAGTCAAGATATACTGGTGATACTGGATTAGCTTGTTCTTTACAATACAATCCTGAAACTGGTAGATTATTTGAAGTAAGTAATGACGAGACATTTGAAAATGAAGAACTTGATTTTTGATATTGAAGCAGATGGTTTAACCCCTAGTAAAGTCTGGTGTATTGTAGCCAAGGATATTGATAAACAAGAAATCTATAAGTTTGGTCCTGATGAATTAAGAGACGGGATTAAATTATTAGAGGAGGCTGATGTTCTAATTGGTCACAATATTCTAGGTTATGATATGCCAGTCTTAGAAAAACTTCATGGGGCTACTTTTAAATGTGATGTCCTTGATACATTAGTTATGTCAAGATTATATCAACCAGTTAGAGAAAATGGACATAGCTTAAAAACTTGGGGATACCGAGTTAAGTTTTATAAGCAAGAACAACCTGATGACTTCGATGAATATACTCCAGAGATGTTAGAGTATTGTGTTCAAGATGTTTTACTAAATGAAAAAGTTTACTTTGCTTTATTAGATGAAGGCAAGAACTTTGACCCGGCAAGTTTAGAATTAGAAACTGAAGTTGCTAGGATAATGATTGAGCAAGAACAGACCGGTTTTTTATTTGATGTTGAAAAAGCTATGAAGCTGTTAGCAAAATTAAAATCTAGAATGACTGAAGTAGAGGATGAAGTACAAAGAACATTTAAACCAAAACTTGTTGATGTTAAAGAAGTAACTCCGAAGTTAAAGAAAGATGGAACATTATCTAAGTCAGGACTAACTTCAGAGGAGTATGAAAGATTACAAGAAACTCAAGACATAAAACCATTTATGCGACAAGAGTTACAAGAATTTAATTTAGGTTCTCGAAAACAAATCGGGGAATATTTAATGGACTTTGGCTGGAAACCGGAACGATTTACTCCAACGGGTCAGCCAATAGTGGATGAGGGTACACTTAAAAAGATAACTCACATACACGAAGCTCGGCTCATTGCCGAGTTTTTATTATTACAGAAACGTATTGCACAGATTTCTTCTTGGATAGATGAATTACAAGGTGAACGAGTGCATGGTAAAGTAATACCAAATGGTACTATAACGGGTCGCATGACTCACAGAAATCCTAATCTAGCTCAAGTTCCCAGTATCCATACTCCTTATGGAGAAGAATGTAGAGCTTGTTGGATTGTACCTACTGGATACAAACTTTTGGGTATTGATGCTAGTGGCTTAGAACTCAGAATACTAGCTCATTATATGAATGATGAATTATATATTGACGAGGTAATTAATGGAGACATACACACGACAAATCAGGAACTTGCAGGACTTGAATCAAGAGATAAGGCGAAAACTTTTATCTATGCCCTCATCTACGGAGCAGGAGATGAGAAGCTTGGAAAAGTGGTTGGAGGAAACAGAGAAGATGGTAAGCGACTTAGAAAACGTTTTCTTACCAACTTGCCATCACTTGAGACTCTTACGAACAGAGTTCGAGAAGCTTCTAGGCGAGGATTCTTAAAAGGTTTAGACGGGAGAAAGATTTTTGTGAGAAGCGAACATGCTGCTTTGAATACTTTACTACAAGGTGGTGGAGCAATAGTTATGAAAAAAGCTATGTGCATTTTGCATACTCATATACAATTAAATACATTAGATGCTAAATTTGTTGCTAACATTCATGACGAATGGCAGATGCAAGTTAAAGAAAGTATCGTTGAATTTACAGGTCTTACTGGAGTAGAAGCTATTGAAAAAGCTGGTAAGCATTTTAACTTACGTTGTCCTTTGACAGGAGAATACAAAGTAGGAGAAAACTGGAGTGAAACCCACTAAGAAAGACAGAAAGAAATTTGACTTAGATTTAAAATATGGGTCAATTAGAGAGGATAGAATCGCAGAAATGTTAACGAATAAAAAGATTGAAGTTAAATCTGAACGAGATACATGGGCAGGAACTAATAACATTTGTATTGAGTATGAATCGTGGGGTAAGCCCTCTGGTATTCGTGCTACTGAAGCAGATTATTGGTTTCATAATCTTTGTATCGGGGATGAAGAATACTGTACTTTAGTTTTTAAAACTGATGTACTTAAAAAGATTGTAGATAAATTAGATACTTTTAAAACTGTAAGCGGTGGCGACCATAAAGCTAGTAAAATGTTTTTAGTTAACCTGCCAAAATTATTTTCAAGCGATGTTATTAAAGCATTCAAGGAGTTAGAAGATGATGACAAATAAAGATGAAGAATTACTTGACAAAAAACCCAGAGACAATTATAATAAGTTCACGTCTGAATCCGGTCACTGGTATACTCAAGACGGAGAACCAATGTACACCATCATTGGTGCAAATGGGAGAGAACGTAATACCACTTTACGAGATGCAAAAACTTTAGGTCTTGTACCTTCAGTTACTACTATCATAGGCATGATAGCTAAACCATCTTTAGAAAACTGGAAAATAAATCAAGCTTTAAATTCAGCTCTATCATTAGAAAGATACGAAGATGAATCATTAGAATCTTTTACTTACAGATGTAAATTAGATTCCAAAAAGATTAGTCTCGATGCAGCTAAAGAAGGCACGAAGATTCATGCTCAAATAGAAAAAGGATTCTTAGGTAAATCTAAAAATAAAATTTACAAGAGTATTCAGAGTTGGCTTGATGATAATTATCCCGGGGAAGAATGGATAGCAGAAGATTCTTTTTGTGCTAAGTCTGGGTATGGTGGTAAGATAGATTTATATTCTAAATCAGGGATATTTATTGACTTTAAAACTAAAGATAATTTAGAAGATAAAGACCCTGCTAAATTAGTTTATGATGAACATGGTATGCAACTTTCAGCATATGCTCAAGGTTGTGGTTATGATGATGTGGAAAGAATATCTATCTTTGTAGATAGAAAAGATACTAACATTATTCTTTACCATGTTTGGGATAAAGAATCGCATTACAAACACTTAGCAATGTTTAATAATATTTTAGAATATTGGAAACTTTGTAAGAACTATGACTCAGCACCGGATAATCAAGAATGACAGACGTAGTAAATAATCCTGAACATTATAATCAAGGTGACATAGAGTGCATAGATGCAATAGAAGCTATGTTAACAGAAGAAGAGTTTATCGGTTATTTAAGAGGTAACTCTTTAAAATACAGATGGCGATTCCGTTACAAGAATGGAGTAGAGGATTTACAAAAAGCTGAATGGTACGAAAAAAGATTGTTAAAGATATTAGATAGGACTTGATATGATAGAACAGAAAGGGGAGACTCCTTACTTAGGGATTATAATTAATTACGACAAAGATAAAAAGTTAGATAAATTTAGTTTAGATACATTACGAGATAGATACTTATGGCAAGAAGAAACCTCACCGCAAGAAGCATTTGCACGAGCAGCAGTTTTTGCTAGTACATATAAAGATGAAACCGATTATCCAATGGCTCAAAGACTTTATAACTATGTCTCTGATTTATGGTTTATGTTTTCTACTCCTATACTTTCTAACGGTGGTACTACACGAGGTCTTCCTATAAGTTGTTTTTTAAACTATGTAGGAGATTCTATTGATGAATTAACAGACCACTTCAAAGAGAATGCTAAACTCGCTAGTGCTGGAGGAGGCATTGGTGGATATTGGGGTGATGTTAGGAGTGATGGCACTGCTACTAGTAGTGGTAGTAAATCTACTGGTTCAATACCTTTTATGAAAGTTGTTGACTCAGAAATGTTAGCATTCAATCAGGGAGTAACAAGACGTGGTAGCTATGCTGCTTATACTGATATCAGTCATCCAGAGATTGAAGAGTTTATGGTCATGCGAAAAGAATCCGGTGGTGATGTAAATAGAAAATGTTTAAATTTACACAATGGAGTAAACATTAATAATGCTTTTTTAAAAGCTGTAGAAACAGATGATGATTGGCGACTAATAGACCCCAAGACTAAAGAAGCAGTAAAGATTATAAAAGCACGTGAGTTGTGGTCTAAAATATTAGATGCGAGAGCTGAAACAGGTGAACCATATATAATTAATTTAGATAACTGTAATGATGCTTTACCGCAAGGACAGAAAGATTTAGGACTAGAAGTTAAACAAAGTAATTTATGTTCTGAGATTACTTTACCTACCAACGAAGAAAGAACTGCTGTTTGTTGTTTATCTAGTGTCAACTTAGAGCATTTTGATAGTTGGTCCAAAGATAAACAATTTATTTCAGACTTAATTAGAATGCTTGACAATGTATTAGAGCATTTTATTGAGAATGCAGTAAACATGAACGCACTAGGAGGATACAATGCAAACTATGAAAGATTTAAAAAACATGTTAAAGAAGGGAAAGAAGGCTTTACAAAAGCTGCTTACTCGGCTTACAGAGAACGGTCAGTGGGATTGGGTGCGATGGGTTTTCATGCCTATTTACAATCAAATCAAATACCGTTCGAAGGCATTTTTGCAACAGGATTCAATCATAAAGCTTTCAAACACATTAAAAG